TGCCACGCAAAAGCACCAAATCAGCCCTACAAGGCGATAACTCCGCGCAAGAAGGGGTAGACACACCCCCGATGCCTTCCGTGTCTCAAATCCTCGACGAAGCAGCCAGTAAGGGTAAACCCGAAGGCCTCGCCGCAAAAGGAAAAAGGACAGGAAGACCGACAGTCTTCACCAAACAGGTAGCAGACACCATCTGTGTCAGGATCTCAGAAGGGGAGAGTCTCAAGAGCATCACCCAAGACGAGGAGATGCCAGACAGGGCTACGGTGTATCGGTGGTTGGCTGCAGACTCCGTCTTTTGCGACATGTACACACGCGCACGGGAAGACCAAGCCGACACTTTGGCTGACGAGATCATGGCGATTGCTGATGAGACGCCTGACCTGAACCCGATCCTCGACAAGAACGGGGCCTTGATTGAGATCCAGTTGCACAGCGCCTACCTCCAGTGGCAGAGGCAGCGCATTGACGCCCGGAAGTGGACGGCCATGAAATTAAAACCAAAGAAGTATGGCGATCGACAGATCCTTGCTGGTGATTCTGAGGCCCCGCTGGAGGTGCAGAACGACGCCATGACCATCTTGGCCGCTGCGGTAAAGAACCTCGAACTCAAGCGCCAGACCACCAATGAGTGACCTGCTGGACACCCTGCAAGACCCAGAAGTCCTGCAGGCCCTGAGCGTTGCCCCTGACGAGCACAAGATGGCCTTCGCCAAGAGGGCCAAGTGGTTGACTGAGGCGCACAACCACCAAGTGCTGCCCCACGGTGACTGGTGGTCAATCTGGCTACTGCTGGCCGGACGGGGAGCAGGTAAGACCCGCACCGCTGCCGAGCAGATCTGGTGGTGGGCATGGGAGCACCCCGGGACTCGATGGCTGGTCTCCGCCCCCACGAGCGCTGACGTCCGGGCCACCTGCTTTGAGGGTGACTCCGGTCTCTTGGCTGTGATCCCCAAGATCTTGATCGCTGACTACAACAAGCAGATGCACGAGCTGAAGCTGGTCAACGGCTCTCTGATCAAGGGCATCCCAGCGTCTGAGCCTGAGCGCTTCCGGGGTCCACAGTTCCACGGGGGCTGGTGTGACGAGCTGGCCGCATGGGACTACCTCCAAGAAGCGTGGGATCAGATCATGTTCGGCATGCGTCTGAAGGTGGACGAGAAGTGGAAGACCCGTCTCATTTGTACAACAACCCCCCGGCCAAAGGACTTGATCGTCGAGCTGGTGGGGAGGGAGGGGGACGATGTCCACCTGACCACGGCCTCGACCTACGCCAACATCGACAACCTGTCGGACAACTTCCGCAAGCAGATCATGCAGTACGAGGGGACGAAGCTCGGCCAGCAGGAGATCTACGCCGAGATCCTTGACCCCGAGGAGGGCGGCATCGTCAAGCGGGACTGGTTCAAGCTCTGGCCTGCTGAGAAGCCCCTGCCCAAGCTGGAGTTCATCCTGCAGAGCTACGACTGCGCCTTTACCGAGAAGGCCCAGAACGATCCGACCGCCTGTATCAGCTTTGGGGTGTTCAAGCCTCAGGACGGCGGGATGTCCGTGCTGGTGATGGACGCTTGGCAAGACCGCTTACAGTACCCTGACATGAAGGACAAGGTGCTGGAGGAGTACGAGGTGGTCTACGGCGAGGGCAAGGACGCCCGACGGGTGGATCTGGTGCTGGTGGAGGAGAAGGCCTCGGGCATTTCCCTGATCCAAGACCTGCAGCGTGCCCACGTTTTCGTCCGGGCCTACAACCCCGGCAGGGCTGACAAGGTCCAGCGGCTGTCCATCGTGGCGAACATCATTCGGGCTGGACGGGTCTGGGTTCCCGAGTCGAGCAACCGTAAGGGATTCGTCAGGGACTGGGCCGAGGGCATGGTCAGCCAGATCTGCTCCTTCCCCGAGACGACCCACGACGACTACTGTGACGCCATGAGCCAAGCCCTGAGGTATCTGAGGGACGCTGGATGGCTGAACATCGACCCACCACCACCGGAGGCCTACGATGCGGACGATGTCATTGACGCAGGCTGGGAGCACCGCAAGCGTGAGAACCCCTACTCCATCTAGAGCAAGGCAGGTGCCTGCCGTTTGCCTTCCGGGGCAAACAGGGCAAACGGAGCAAACAGGGCAAGCGGAGCAAACGGGGCAAAAGGCGGAGCAAATAGGGCAAAAACCGGAGCAAACAGGGCAAAACCCGTCACGCTGCGAGGTTCTAGGTGTCTGTCAGGGGGTAAAGCGGTGCAAGGACTGCCCGGGCATCAGGGTGGACTTGACAAACCCCCGAGGGCATAATCTAAGGGAATCAATCCCCTGAGGCCCGACGATGTCAAAAGACAAATCCACCGGCAAGAAGCTCGCTGACATGATGTACGGCAACCCTGAAGGCGCTGCCTTCGGTATCTACCCCAAAGCCGGTAAGCGCAGCGAGGACAAGCAAGACCGAGAAGCCGCCAAGAACTTCCCTGTTGACCTTGCCCGTGGCTTGACCGCTGGTTTCCTTGGTATGCCTGCCGACATCCTGAACTTCCCGGGTGCGATTTACTCGGCGGTGACCGACAAGGACTCCTACAAGATCCCGTATGGCTCGGAAGACATCCTCAAGAACCTGCCGTTCGGCACTGAGACTCCGGCTGGTCAGTTTGCCTCTGGTCTTGGCATATTGGGCGGTGGCTCTGCCAACATCGGCCCTGCCATCCGTGGCGTCAAAGCCCTGCCCGGGGCGCTTAAGACTGCTGCCCGTAACGTGTCTGCCCCTCGCACGCTCGACCCTCAGGCTGGCGCAATCATTATTCCCGGAACCCTGAGCCAAATCAAAGAGGCGGCTCGTCAAAGCAAGGGAGAGTACGGCGCAAAGCGGGTGCAGCGTGCTGCTGACGAGATCAAGAACCTTGAGCGGATGTTTAACGAGCAAGCCCTGCGTGAGTCTTTTCTTGGTGGTGATAACGCCCAAGCGGTAGTGACCATGAACCCTTCGGACTTTGAGAAGTACGCCCAAGAACTTAAAGGACGCACTCGTGCTGACATTGGCCCTAAAACGGCGGAACTTGCAAAGCAAGGTGAGATTGACAAATACACTGTGCCAACGGATGAGTACATCCAGCACTTGATGCGCGTGCAGGGTGGCTTCGATCAAGTGCCGTACCTAAACATGTACAAGGATGAGGTGGGTATCCCATCCAAGCCGGAAGTCAGAGGGCATGAAGGCCGTCATAGAAGCCGCGCACTGTCTGAAGCCGGTGAAACAGCCAGTCTCGTGCAAATCAGCCCCCGTGGTGACTTGCGTGAGGGACTTCCCCGCAGAAGCCAAGAGGAATACATCGAGGCGCTCAGAGAAGAGCTTGAGCGATCTGGCCGATTGGTGCTGCCAGAGGCTGATGGCTCCTATCGCCGCCCCGCTGTTGAGCTTCCAGAGGTTTACGCCGATGGTGGTCCTGTCCACTTCTCCGACAACCCAGACGTGATGCAGCTTGAGATGGCTGCTGGCGGCGCTGTGCGTATGCAGGTGGGCGGTCTGGCAAAAGCAGCCAAGGCCTTGAAGGCGGCAAAGGTTGAAAAAGAGCTTGCGCTGCCTCCGGTGCTTCCGAGAGCGCCAGCCAAGACGAAAGAGGAAATCAGGCCTTATGCCCAGCGCATGGCGCAGCAGATGACAGGCGAGTTTTATCGGCCAAACCCGAAGAAGTCTGAAAACGTGGCTGGAAAATCATTCAGTCAGTTCAAGATGGAAAAGGATCTGGAGCACGACATCCGGCCAACAAGAGAAGTTGTTGAGCCTGAAGTTGCAGACATTGAGAAGCAGCTTGGGATGCTCAAGATCGGGATCTCTGGTGATACAACGATTGCAGACAAAATTCTGCATCGCGCTGGACCTTATGAGTTGTTTGACCCATCTCCCCAACATGGTGGGCCACGTTACGGCCTTGGCGGAGAGGGTGCTTGGGCTTCAAACAATCCAATTGCGGCTACCGTCCAAAAGCGTGTCAATGAGTTGTCTGAGGCATATGGAGCGCCCCCGCTCGGCCAATACATGGCGATGGGGCCTCAGGGCAGCAACTTTGCCCAGCACTTTGCTGATGCCAACTTGCAGGCCATTGATACAAGAGCAATGACGAGGAGTCAGATCGAGCAGATCAACAGGTTGATACGCGAGGGCAGTGAGAAGTCTGGGCCTCGTCCATCTTTCCCCGGCATCGAAGACAAGGGCAGCGCTTATCTGCATTTTGCGATTGACCCAGAGTTGCGAAAGCACTTCAACGATCTCATGCAAAAGACCAGCGTCACGGAAAGACTTAATCTTCCTGATGGCCGAATCATTTTGCACGCCATCACGGAGCCTGAGTTGCGTGACAAGGAGATCCTCAATACTGGCTTCTCTCAAATGCGCCTGAGGTCTGCATTTGATCCAGAATCGCTTCAGATTTCTGCACACCCTACATATAGCCATGTCATCCCTCACGAGGAGGGGTCTATTCTGACGAGGACAAAGTACCCAGTTCCCGGGGAGTTGGAGTTCTCTGATGTTCTTGATTACGCCCAGCAGCACTATCGCCCTCGGGACATGACTAGAGTTTTCCAGACGTCAACGCCAAGACAAATAGTTGATCCCCAACACATTGACGAGATGAAGATGTACGAGGAATTGATGAAGGAGTACACCGGCAAAAAGAAGGGCGGCGCTGTCCGCAAGGCCGAGGGTGGCGAGATCACCGCCGATGACCTGATTCTTGAAGAGAGGAAGCTGTAATGGGTGCGCTTGATCTGCTTGTTCGGACCATCAATGCCAAAAAATTTGGCCGTCCCTTTTACTCCAAGCTGGATGAGGCTTTGCAGAACTTGCCGCGCCAAAAGGGAACAGCCGAGGAGTTCATGCGTGAGCTGGAGAAGCAACCGGGCGTCAAGAAGGCTGAGATTGAAGATCGCGGTATCCGCAAGGCGCTGGCAAATCGTGCCAAGGCCCCCGACGCCAAGAAGCCGATCACCAAAGAGCAGATGCAAAAGATCCTCTACG